GCAAACTGTGCATTTGGTTCTAATCTTAAAATTGCTTTTGCTACAACACTACTCATATTATTTCACATGCTGTTATTACTGCACCCTCCACATCACCATCTTCTCCGAATACATGTGTTCCACTACCTTGATATGCCTTTATAGCATAAGTATAAGTACCAGCTGCTGGTGTATCTATATCACTAATTGCAAAAACATAGTTTTGTGATGATGTACCACCATTTTCTGCCTTGTGTCTTTTTCCTATTTCGGTTGAATCTCTATAAAGTCTGTATAAAAAGAAACCGCCATCTTGGCCTGGATTTGAATTACCACAAGCTGTAAGTAATACAGGTTTACCTGTTGTAGTAATAGATACACTTGCTAAAGTTGTAGCAGTTGCACTATTTACTGTAACAGCAGATGAATCTGAAACTACTTGTGCTTGTATTTGTTGTCCTGTAAAGGCACCTGCGGCTCTGTCTCTTGCTCTTGTCATAGTATTATTTATACATCCATATCTGTGTCTGGGTTATTATTTTATGAGAGTTCCTCTTCTGTTGGTTGTGTTTCAGTTGGGTGATTCCATGAAGCTATAAAGTCTCCTTTACCATCTGAATTGTTTTGTACGATAATATAATCTATAAAATCTGTACTTTTCAAATTTGGCCTTGCGGCTTTTATTTTTTCTACTAAAGTTGCCATTATGTTTTCCTCACAAAGTGTGCTTGAAACCATTGTTGATATTGTTCTGCTCTAAAAGATGTTCCTGTTGTATATCCAAATGCTTCAAAATAATCAGTAGCATTTGATTCGGCAAATGTAGATAGTTTTATATAAACAAAACCATCGACAAAAGACCTTCGATACAGAGAACCATTTTTATATAAAACAACTCCATTTGTTGTTGTACTGTTAGTTCTAAGTCCAATATTAAATTTATAAATTCCTGCTACCCCAGGTGTAAACCTATAATTAGTATCTTTGTCATATTTAGAATCTGTATCCCATTCCTCAACATTAAAAACTATTTTTGTAAATGTTTCTGCTGATACTGTTTGATGAGATGTATTAGTCATTACTGCACTAAAACTTGGTTGTACAGCTTCAAAATTAGTTGCACTTATTCCTGATGGTGTTATTAAACTTGCTAAATCTCTTGCTCTTGTCATAGTACTATTTATTCATCCGTGTCTGTGCTAGGATTGTATTTTTTACTATCTTCAAAAAATTCTATATCTGTTGTAAACCCAAAATCATCATCAGCGTCAGCACTTGTAGGATTAGGGGTTGTAGTAATTCTTTCTACTCTTGCTTTATTTGTTGTGTCTGTATCATCATACATATCAACCTGCACAGTTTTAATTGTTTTATTAGTAGCGTCAGGTCCAAACAGATAAGTCTTAGCAGTAAAATTCATTGTGTATATAACTGCTCTTCTTGTTGTATATCCACCATCATAAGTGTCTTGATAATTTACACTATTTAATATAATAGGCACATCTCTTTTTATACTTAACTCTGGTATTGCATTTATTGTAACAGTATAATCTGGTTGAAAGAAAGGTAGTATTTGTTCTACTATTTGAAGACCTGCTTCTGCACTTGCTGTAAAAGAGTATAAAGAAAAACTTAAATTATATGGTACAGGTGTATAATTAAAATTCATAACTTTGCCATCAATGTTAGATTTTACAGTTTTATACTTTTGTACTCTTGTAAGTTTTCTTTCACCATCATATGAAAGACCTGTTATCTCAAAAGATAATCTAGGTAAAGTAACTGCAAATTGTCTATCATTTAAATTAGGTTGTTGGTCTAGTCTTGTAAGAAACTTTTCTTTAGGTGCATATGCTAATGGCACACGAATAGATTGCACTACATTACCATTTGAATCTTTTCTTTTAATTTGTATATTATTAAATATCTGACCAAATGCAATAGTCATTTTTCTTAAAGTCTGATTGTAAAAATAATCGCCAAACATTAGAAGTCTATCTCACCAAATGGGTTGCGTTCTGTAAAGTCTAGTATATCATCACCTACACTTGCTGTATCAAAACCTGCCTCATTATCCATATCAATGTTGTTTGCATAAGGCGATTGTGTTTGTATCGCATAAGTCTCCATTAAGAAGTAGTTAGGGTCACCACTTGCTCTATCATTTTCAAGTAATAGAGAACCTTCTTCTGCCTCTAAAGTCATTTGATGTGCCAACATATCAAGTGAGAATTTATCTTCTGCACTATCAATATCTGATACTCCTGTATCAAGTCTTTCAGATGAGTACTCGAATCTAGTTACTCTTAGTTTGTAAACAGGCAAGTTGCCTAATTGAAAGAAAGGCTCTTGGTCTTCAACAAATAGTATCTCAAAGAAACTATTCATCAAAGGCATATAAATGATATCGCCTTCGTTTGGTCTATCAGAGACTATTTGTGTAGCAGGGTCTCCGACAATATCTTCCCACCTTCTTTTAGATACAGTAAATGTTGTATCTTCTCTAATCTCTAGACCAAACTTACTTACTAATTCTTGTTCGCCAGCAAATCCTTCAGTTGTATCCATATACATTTCACAAAGATAGGCTGCATTAAATTTACTTGCAACATCTTCGCCAAGTATAAGGTCTTTATTTACTAAAGTTCTAGGTAGGTAATAGACATCATGTCCATAGATTTTTAAACCTTCAATAATTAAGTTTTCAAAAAGTTTCTTTTCTTCTGATGAACCTATGCCGTCGCCACCTTGAAAATAATGATTTGTTGGCATGGCGTTATCCTAGTATCAAGTGAGGTGGTTCCTCATAGTTTGTTCTGACTTCTTGTTCTAGTTTCATTATCTCAGCTTCTGCTTGTTGCATGATTTCATTACCATTAAGTGATACGCCACCTATCATAGTAACGCCTGCAAACTTAGACAAGTTTTGACCCCATTGTAATTTAAATTTTTGTGTTGTGTATCTCTTGACCCATATGTCATTAAATACATCTGTAAATGTAGCAGGGTCTAATTTTCTATAACAGTCAATAATTAAATATTCATCTACATCTAAATCGTTTGCCCAATCCATATCAATGTATAATCTATTATCTAATTGATTATATCTAAGAGGTTTTTCTCCTACTAAAATATGGTCTAAAAAATCTAAGTGTCTTAATACTACATCATAGTTAATTACTGATGTAGAAGAAAAGTCATACAAGTCATTTAGTCTTAATTGATATCTAACATCAAATAAGTTTAGATTACCTTTATCAGAAAACGGAAATATATTAGTAACTGATATAACACTATCAGGTATAACCAAATAATTGTCTTGTTCAACATGTGTAGTTGATACACCAGATTCTTCTAAGTCTGTAGCTGATTCACTACTTCTTGTTGCATTTTTTAATCTTGTTTTATCATCTGATGTAAGTTTGTATTTTAGATAAGTTCTACGAATACCATCTGTATGATATTGTGCGAAATACTGTAAACTCTCATCTAGTCTATCTTCTAGTTGGTCATCATCAACATTTATCTCTATAACAGGTTTACCTAATGCTCGTAAACAATATTGTTTTAGCGATTCTCTTGTGTTTGGGTTTGCCATATCTTATTCCTCTCTACTATTTATGCACTATAATAAGGCAATTTGTAGTTAGTTCCCCCTATTGCAATAGTAATAAACCCCACAGGTGTATCTAAACTTTCAGTCTCAAAAGTTCTAGCACCTATATTTGTTGTAATACTTGTTGAACCAGATGTAACAGTACCCTCTAATGCAACAGTACCAGTCGCATTTGGTAAAGTAACTGTTCTATCAGCGTCTATGCCATCTGCAACAGTTAATGTTAATTCATGAGCGTCTGCCGTATTACCTTCAAAAGTTAAATCTGTACCTGTATTTAAAAATAGTTTTGTAGAATCTAATGTTGCAACAGTTGCCGATGTACCATTTGTAATAACTTTAAAGTCTAATTGTCCATCTTCTGTACCATCTGTAACATCTAAAGCATTTGCACTTATCTTACCATAAGTAACTGCCTGGTCAGCACTATTTTCACCTTTAAATACTAACGCACCTAATTTGTCATCATCTGCTGGACTAGCAGAGTTTCTTTTAATTACTAAAGCAGGACCTTCAGTACCATCATCACCGGTACCTGTTACAGTCAAAACTGTGCCGATACCTGTTGATGTAAATGTACCAGTAGAACCTTTTATGTCTGCACCTTCAAAGTCTGCTTTTGTATGTGATATATTACCAGTAGAATCTGCCGTAGCAGTTGTAGTTGCAACAACAAACTTATCTGCTGATTCATCCCACATTACAACAGCATTATCACCTGTTGAACCTCTTTCTATTATAATACCAGAATCATTTGCATTTGAACCAGCACCTGAGTTTAATTCTAATAAACTATCTGCAAGTGTTGTGTTTGTAGATGATACAGTTGTTGTAGTTCCGTTTACAGTTAAGTTTCCTGTGATAGTAACATTATCTGGTAAACCAATTGTTATTGTATCACCACTTACTGAAGTATCTACTTCATTAGAAGTACCTTGAATTTTTAATGTTTCACCTAAAGTAATTTGTGTAGATGTTGAAGATGTATCTACAAGCGTAAAACTAGAATTTGCAAGTTTACTATTTGCAATTGAACCTGCTAATTTATCATTTGAAATAGAACCTGCTAATTGAGCATTTGTAATTGTGCCTGTTAATGAAGATGTTGGATAATTAGTAGCGTCTGTTAAATCAAAAGCAGGTGTTGTATCAGAGGCACCTAGTGATACTGTAACTCCACCAAAGTTTACACTTGAATTACTTAACGAACTATTACCAATATTTGATAAAGTATTTGCACTACCACTTATTGTTTTATTTGTAAGTGTATTTGTTGTACCTGAAAATAAAGTATCTACTTGTGATAATAATGCTCTACCCTCTGTGCCACCATCTGATATTAATAGTTTATCACTGGCGGCTAGTGTAGCACTTTCTAAATCAGTTGCACCATCTATATTTACAATAGCCTCAACATTACCAAACTCTAACGCTGAAGCACCAGAGTTTACTTTTAAGACTTGTCCTGCTGAACCAATAGATAAAGAGGCACCTAACCCACCATGTGTGAGCGCTATAAATTCGCCTGATTGAAACTCGGCAAGTCCTGTGGCTGTACCACTATCAAATACGCCTCGTATCGGTGTTTTAGCTGACATCTCTTTCCTCTCTTTTGTCTACTATTTATCTAAAATTGAAATAGAGTTATATCGCCACTTGTTAATCCATCAGAGCCATTTGACTTTGTAAATGTGTGGCTAGCGTCGCCATATGCCGTTCTACTTTCAATTGTAGCATTAAATTCAAATCTTTTATTAGGTGTTGTTAAACCTCCAGAATTTGTAAAAAATGGTACTTTTCTAATTGCTTGACCTGTTGCACCTGAACCTTGTATAGAAAGTTTATTACCATCTTCATCTTTTGATTCTCTAGGCAATGTTACACCTGTCGCCGATACTGATACAGTACCAGTTCCGTCTGAATCAATAGTTGCACCACCCAAATTAATTGTTTGACCTGTTAAAAATAACTCTGCAAATCTTTTAGTTGCACTACCTAAATTTCTTGTGCCATTACCATCAGGTATTATATCTTCACTTACAGCGCTAAAGTCGGCACCACTAATTGTAACAATTGATGAACCATCTCTTACATAGATTTTCTTATCTGCAATATTAACAGCAATTTCACCATCTACTAATTCTGAAGTATTAGGTACATCACCTAATGTAGTAAATCTTTTTATCTTAATTGCAACAGGCATTATACAGTACCTCCGTCTAATTCATTTGTAAATTCAAATTTACCTGTAGATGAATTATATTGCATGATAGAATCATCTGCAAGACTTGATGTATCTACATCTGATAAATCTGTTAAGTTAGAAGCACCGCCACTTGATGTAACAAATTGTAGTTTACCTGTTGAAGCATTATATGATAATACTTTACCATTACCTATAGCGCCAGTATCTACATCATCTAACTTTAATAAATTGACTTCACCACCGCCACCAATAGACGCCATTTGTTTAATAACTTGTTCTTTAAAGTGTCTAAATTCTTCTTTAATTTTATCTAGTTCAGTAGGTTCTTCTGTAATAGTTTCAGGTGCCCCTTTAGTATATTTACTCATAGCGTCTGCAAGTAATTGAGTGCTTGATTTTTCTTCTTGTACTTCTTCTACTTCCTCTACTTTAGGTTTTGCAATTTGTTCTTCTAATGCATTTTCAAAACTAGAAAGTCTATCAAAGAAACTTTCTAACTCTAAATGCATTTTTTGTTCTTCTTGTTTTGGCGGAGTTATAGCGTCTTGTAATGTTTGAGGTTTAGGTCTTGTAGTTGCACATATACCAAAAAACTCTGATAAGTCATTTAGTTCTATATTAACTTGTGGTTTTAATCTTTCTTCTCTTGCCTGTATTCGTGCCTGTTCTTCAGCCACTTTCTTTTTTTCTATTGCAACAGATTGGAAAAACTCTTGTAGTTCATTCATTATATCTTTGTTACCTCTGGATGTACAGTAACAACGCCATAATGAACCTTTTCAACAGTTGAATCTGATAGTGTTAATTCTACATCATAAACATATCTACCTGCTTCTATTGAGGCAGTTGTTGTTTCTGATAATACTAATTTATAAATGCCACTTGAACCTGTAACTACACTTGCTGTAAATGTAGTTGCTGATGATGAATCAAAAGACTTTCTCATTTGTGCTTGTAATGTTAAACCTGAAATATCATAGGCAGTTGAACCATCAGTAGTAATTGTAAAGTTTTTACTAAATGTTGCCCCTTGGTCTAAACCAAAATTTTCTGCTGTTTTTTGTGTTACTGCCATTAGATGTCGTTCCTAAATGTTTTTAATTCTTCTTTATATTGACTTGTAAAATTCATCATTGAAGTCCATTGTAATTTTTTTTCTATTAATACATAATCACTACCTGGTTTAGGTGGAATAAATCCATCTCTTAATGAATCATAAGTATATCCTATTTCAGGCATATTAAATCTAAATGGTGTACCACCTAATTTGTGTTTATTAGACCAAGTATTAAATGAACATTGTTTCCATACAGTATTACTACCAAAAATACCTTTTAAATAATCTATACCTTTTTGTTCTACTTCAACAGATTTTTCTTTATCGCCATCATCAGCGTCTATATAAACATTTGCTGTTATAGCATTATCTACAAAGACAATATCTTCTACTCTATTATTTGAATCTAACTTTGCAAAATGTGCCATATTAAGATACCTGCATTGTTCCTGGTTGAGACCAGATTATTATTTTATAATCACCATCAGTTTTTACTTCTGGATTTCCTGTTATTATTACATTCGTATAATCTGTTGCTAACATTTTTATTGCACAGGTTCCTGGTTTATTTACATTATCACCATATCTAACTTCTTCACCTGTTAAATTATCTATCAATAATGTTTCTTCACCACCTTTTGCAATAATATTACTATTATCCCAAGTGTTATCTCTTAAATGTTCAAAACCATAATCAGATGTAATTTGAGCTTTTGTGTTATCACTTGCACTCCATGTAATTGATGAAGGACATCCTTTTATATTACCTGCACCTATTGAAATAGTTGTAATAGTTTTACATTTAATTCTTGCAAAGTTTTTTATTACTTGTCCACCATGATTTAAATTACCACCACCTACAAGTATAAATTCTGTATACACATGTTCTTTTGAACCTGTGATTGTTCCTTCATTGTGTGTAATTCTTGCTGGCATTATCCTTGTGTTCCATTTATTGTACCTGTATTAGATACTGAATAGTTTACTGAACCAGGTGAAGTTAAAGAATTACCACCAGCACCTGCACTACCACCAGTTGCGGCCGGACTGTTTGAACCAGCAGTACCAGCTGCACCAGCAGCTCCACCAGCACCACCATCTGCACCTCCAGGTGATGAACCAGAAGCGCCTGCTTGGGCGTTTACAATACTTGATGAATCAAAACCAAAACCATTTCCACCTGCACCACCAGCACCACCTGGAGTAGTAGATGTTATACTTCGTGAACCACTACCTATGTTATATCTTTTAGTATGACTGGCTGTGCTAGTGCCATCCCCTAATGGATTTCCTCTGTTTATTGTTCCTGTACCTGGAGGACTTGTTTGTGATAATGATGTAGTGTTAGGACCACCAGCAGGACCGTAAATAGTACCACTATAAAACGCACCTGGTGATTGAGCTGCGCCAGCATTTCCCCAATTCTGATTCCAACCCTTACCATTAGGATAAGAACCTGTATAATTAGTTGCCCCTAAATTTTGTGTGTTTGTTGAGCTAGTGTTTGCGCCACCAGCGCCACCGCCTCCGCCACCTCCGCCTCCGGAGACATTTCCAGAGTTGTTTAATGTAACACCATTTGATTGAACAGAAATTGCGGCCCCACCGGCACCACCGTTACCACCAGCTGAGGCTGCACTACCAGCATTACCACCATTACCTCTTGAACCAGTAATAGTTCCTGCATTTTGAATATCAAGTGTTCCGGCCATATTTGAAGGAACAGTTAATGCAACATTATTGCCATTAATTGCAATAGGGGCAGCTATAGTTAAAATTTTTGAAACAGCATTTGTAAATGTGTCTGGACTAGCAAATAATGGTGCAACATCAACATTTGTGCCTGCACTAGCAGAAGCTACAACAACATTGCCTGCACCATAAAAATCGCCAATGTCTATTGCACCTGATGTTGGTATAGCACTATTAGTAGCAACATCATTAACATTGGCACCACCACGATAGTATTCTGACATAGAATCAGAACCGCCAGCGGCGTCACCAAACTCAGTTACGATTTCTGATATTGCAAGGGGAGCTGGACTACTCTTTATCGGCATGTTGAAGTTCCTCTACTTTAGCATTTAATTCTTTTATTGCCTCAATAAGTACTCCAACCATATTGCCATATGCAACAGATTTGATTTTCTTTTCGTCCTTAGTTTCTCTTACCACCTCAGGAAGAAATGGTTCTACTTCTTGAGCAATGACACCTGTTTGTCTTTGTTGTTTGTTATCTTTTCTATCAAAAAAGACACCTCTCATTCCTTTTACTCTATCTAATGCATTGTCAATAGTGTCTATGTTATCTTTTAGTATTACATCTGAGAAAGCAGTTACATCATTATTAAATGTAGCTGCACCTGCAGCTGACATATCAACAGTAAGTGCTGTAATTTCAGATGAATCATCAACACCCTTTAGTATAAAGTCTTTATCACCTACAGCAGTTTTTAAAACAAAATCAGATGATGAGTTTGTTATACGACCAAATTCAGTACCATCATCTTTAAATATTGTATCAGCACCGCCGGCGTCTATTGTAATATCACCTGAACAGTCTAATTCAATTGCTGAACCTGTAAGTTTATTTGAACCCAAATCTAATGCACTTGTTAAGGCTGCGCCTAAGTCTGCAACCTGAAATGTTCCGTAAGCAACAACGAGCATTACATCACTTGTGTTAGCACCACTTGCTAATACAATAGATGTTCCGTTAGTAGCAGTAAAGTCAGCAGGTGCTAATCTAACACCATTTAAGAATACATCTATTTTTCCTACTACATATGCTAATGCTGTACTTGAATCATCAGTACTAAAAGTTGTTTGGCCATCAGTTGCTGTAAAAACAAATTCTGTCCTGGTTGTACCTTTTGATATATCTCTACTTCTACTCATGATTTTAACTCTCTAATTTCATTTTTAAGTTCTTTAATTGCTTGTATTAACAATCCGTGTATAGCGTCATATTGTACAGTTTTATAAGTTCCACCATCTACTAATGAAAGTTTTTTCTCTTTTACTGCCTCTGGTAAAACTTTTTCTAATTCTTGTGCGATTATACCAGCAGATGTTGTGCCGTTATGTCTAGTAAATGTATAACCTTTTATTTTATCTAATTTATCTAATGCATTTGGTATAACTTCAATATCTGATTTCAATGCAACATCTGATACAGTTGTTGAGAAACCTATAACATCACCATCTGCATGAAAATCTCCGTCTGCCTCAAATCTAAATTCATTATTAC